TAAAAGTTGGCAGAACCTGCAATATCATAAAGTGTAGGTACATCATATAATCCATTATCCTTCTTTTGCATTTTACGAGGATGTGCTACTAGGAATATATGAATATCATATTTTTGTTTAAATATAGTCAGCTTAGTTAAGAACTCATTAATATACTGAGTTTCACTTTGAGAGCCAAATGGAGCACTAATTTTATTGTATGGGTCAATAATCAATCCCTTTATACCATGTCTCTTAATTAATCCTGCTGCTGATTCTAATATAGCATCTATAGTGAAAACATCTCCATCAGGCCTAATCCAATTAAAACTTTTAGATATAAATGACTTTGCCTGATTCAATTCTTCTCTTGACATTCTTTCAAATTTAGTCATATCTCTAAATGACTTACCTATAAACTTTTCTGCTAAAACAGAGAAGTGTAACTGTAAAGGATAATGTTCAGGAGAAAATACACCAAACTTCCAATCATTTTGTGCCGCCAACTTAATACACATGTGCTCTAACCAATTACTTTTACCATGAGTAGGTACTCCAGTTATTACAGTTAATTGAGATGTTGTAAATGAAAATAAATTATCAAATGTTGTATGCCCAGTAGTGTCCCCTCGTTGTAATCCATTCTTATATAAATCATCAATATCAATATCAAAACTATCTACACCTAAAACACCCTCTAAAGGATATGCTTTGGCATCATCAATAAAACTTGATATATCATTTTGCTGTTCTTGTAGAGCTTCATTAGCATCTTTAAAGTCCTTAAAGTCAACACGATAACATATATCCCTACCTAATCTTCTTGATAGCTCTTCTGCAAGTTTTCTCCCTGGCTCATCATTATCCGTTGCTATATAAACTTTTTTTAGATTATCAGGGAAATCTTTTAGATATTTTAATTCAAGATTAGAAGCCCCATTAGGAACTGAAACACAATTTTTATATCCTGCTTCATAAAATGATAACTTATCAACCTCTCCTTCAACTATAATAGCCTCCTCACACCCTTTTAAATCATCTAAGCCATACAGAACTCTCTCAGCATCTTTAACTAGCTTAAAGTTCTTCTGAGCGTCTCTATACTTAACGTTAACAAGTTCTGAGTCTTTATAATAATTAAACTGTATAGTATTTCTGTCTGATTGTACTTGTGGCATATATGTAATGCCTTCACTAACCTTATTTTCAATTAATGTTTTTTCTGATATACCTCTTCCTGCAAAGTACTTTATCATGCCATCACTATATTTAGATATATTAGGGATGTGTTTTGGTTTTACGAATATTGTTTTCTCCATGTAGTTATTTTGTTTTTTTAATCCTCCCTTCCAACCACAGTTGTGGCAATTCCAAACCCCTTCATCTATATTTACAGATAGACATGGGTCAGATTTTTTTTTCCTATCATAAGAGCATTTTGGACATTTAGTTTTAACTTGACCTGAGTTCCTCTTGATTGTTATGCCATTATCATGAAAGGTCATAATATCATTCCCTTTAAGTTACCAGTAGTTATGCCATCACTTACAATACAAACCTCATCATTCCAGCACTCTTGATTTAACCAGGCAGATGCGTGTTTTCTAAATTTCTTATCAGGAGTTGACTTAACATATATTGGGGCTATCTTAATGCACCTGTTACAATCATCTAATGATAATTTTATAAATTTATCTCTTGCAGGTTTCTTAGATACTTGCTTATCGTAAATTTCCCAAAATATTTCAAAAAGCTTATTCTTTTCTTTATTACTTGTATTACTAACTGTATTACTATGTTTTAACTTTTGTGGTATAGGGTCATTAACCTTTGTTAAAGAGGTCTTTAATATTCTTTTGTTACCCTCTGATTGTAATATAGTTGAATTTACAAAGCCTTTATTTATTAAGCTGCTTATAACTAAAGAAACCCTTGTAGTTGATAGGTTAAAGAATTTAGCAAAGTAATTATTATTGGCATAACACCCATTATCATTATTCAGAGAATCAATCTCAACAAGAAAAACTTTTTCTTGAAGAGTCAATTCAGATGATTCCCAAACTTCAGCAGGAATCCAAATACCTTTAAATTTTCTTTTATTTTTCATTTATATAAAAGGTTCTTTATTCCTAAATTCATTTAAAGAATGTGTTTTAGAATCAAGTTCTTTTTGCATATATCTAAAGGTTTTATCCATAACAAAATACATCCACATACCACCAAAAAAAAGTCCTATACCAAATACCATAAATGTTATTGCTAAGTTTTGTATTATTTCCATTTTATATTTTATTAAGTTTATATTCACTAAAGTTAACCTTCTCTCCAAACCTATTAGAACTACTTATCATTTCTGATTCTATATTGTTACCATCTTCTTTTAGGTTAAAAATAACTGCTGCTAATCTCATGATACCATAATCCCTAAAGGCATCTAATGGGGTTATTGAACCATAATTATTTAAGTGCCTCATTACTTTTTGTTTTTGATTGAATTTCATTTTGTTTTTTTTTAATTAAGAGGAGGCCCTATTGCCCCCTCTCGTTATTAATTTGTTTTAGAATGGTAAATCATCCTTACTATTACTAGCAACTTCAACCATCTTGCTTGAAGCTTTTTTAGAGTCTGGTTTCCAAGGGTCAACCTGAACGTAATGGGTTATTCCTTTATCTGAAGGCTCTTTTCTTTTATTTATTATAAGATTAGCCCATCCATTATCCGATACAGATTTTAACTCAGATATAAAGTCATCAACTTTAACACTCATTTTTAACTGTGTACCTCCATTATCAAATTGTTTTTCTTTGATAACGATTCCATTTACATACTTTTTTTCTTCCATATTTATATATTTAATTTTTGGAACTATTAAGGTCGTTCCATTAACCTATTTAAGATGTCATCATTAAAGATGTTTTCTTCTTTTCTAATCTATTAATTAACCTTTCAAGTGATGCTATTTGTATTCCAATATCATGTTTCTCTGCTGTATCATAGTTTCCCCAAAATGTTTCTGATATTTTAGTGTAAACTTCTCTATAATCAGCACACCATTTAAAATTATCATTATGTATTTTACAATAATATACTATAGTTGAGTGGTTTCTTCCTATAACAGCACCTGCCTGGACAACAGTAAGGCCTAACTCCATGTGAAGCATATATCCTATAACACTTCTTGCTAAAACCTTCTCCCTCTCTCTTCCCTTTCCTTTAATACTGTAATCTTCAACCCCAGTTATAACATCCACCACCCCAAAAAGTAATTCAATTTTATTGTTCATTACTTCATTTACGTTATTAATAATATCTACCATTTAATATGTTTTTAGCCTTCCTATAAGTTATTTTTAAATCTCTTTCTTTAACTGTTTCTTTTAATACCTTCAAGGCATGTATCAATCTTTCTTTTGGATTTTTAATGTGTTTAAATGATTCTTCATTATTATCTAAAATTGATGTTATTTTTATCTCTAAACAATCTTTAAAATATAATTCTAATGTTTTTGATTTTAAAGTGAACTCATGTATTCTTTCACCAAGCAATCCTAACCCATCATATTTGTCATTTTTAAAATAAAACACAGGGCTTTTTGACCATAATTTTAAAGGTATTTGTTCAAAGAATTTTATATAATCATCCACCTTTATATATATGGCCTCAGGCCTTGCATCTATAAATTCTTTTATCATAAAATTGAGTATACCTCTCACTTCTCTATTATTTGTAGTTTCTTCTAAGTACCTCTTGAAATTGGTCTCTACAGTCCCTTGGGCAATCGTTTTCTTCAAGGTCTCTGATAATGTCTGCTGCTTCTCCATAAGTTAAATCGTTTAAATTAATATTTGAGTATTGTGTTGCTGTTGCTGAGGTATGTAATAGTTGTTCTATCCTACCCATCTGATATAAGGAGCACTGGTCATCTAGGTGCTCATCTATCCAATCATGCTCTTTTGAAGTCATCTGCTTCATCTTCTCCAAAAACACCCCCTTGCTCATAGAAACCAGCTAATTTTAAACAACTTCTACTCATAGCTCTCTTCTCTGCCATAGCAACTGGATAGGAGTTTTGATTATTCATAGGAGCAGCCTCTCCATAAGTCTCAATAACCCTGTCCCCCATTTTAGCTGTTGCCTTTATAATAACACATTTAGTGTCGTCTGAGTTATAGATTAAATCAAAATTGATTTCAATATTATTGGCAGCCTGAATTTTGTCTATGCCACTTCTTGTGATTATCTGGTAGAATTTATGTTTGAAAACATCTTCTTTTGTTAAATTATTTTGAATAAATAATCTTCTTAGTGTTTCTTGCTTAGTTTCTTTTTCCATTTTCTTTTGGTTTTAATGTGTTAATAATTTGTTTTAATGATTCTTTCTGATTCGGCTCTGCTAATTGGAAAACCTCTCTCTCATACCTTTCAATTAAAGTTTCTTGTGAAAGTTCATGTTTTCTCATGTTTTCTAATAGCTTTTTATTTTGTCCCATTTTTATTTTTTAAAGATTAATATATACAAATTAACAACAAATATATTAAACTACCAAATTTTAAAGCTATTATTTAACTTTATTCCACAAATTACCTAACCTGACCCTAAAGTTGCTTAAAATATACTATATATATCCGTACTATTGTTTTTTAAAGACTAATATATACAAAAATATGAATTGGTATAATATAAAAAATTTATCTGAATCCTCTACAGAAGTAGTTATTTATGATGAGATAGGAGCTTGGGGTGTAGATTCCAAATCCTTTATAGAGGAAGTAAAACAAATATCCACAGAGAATATTCTGTTAAGAATAAACTCCCCAGGCGGTTCAGTTATAGATGGTCTATCTATACATGACGCAATTAAGCGTATGCCTCAGAACGTAACCGCACAAATTGAAGGCTTGGCAGCTTCTATTGCTTCTATTATAGCACTAGGGGCAGACCAAGTAACTATGAGCGAAAATAGCTTATTTATGATTCATAATGTATGGGGTGGAGAAACAGGAGGGGCAAAAGACATGAGGAAGGCTGCTGACTTGATGGACAAGATGGGAGACAGACTCGTAAATATTTATGTAGGTAAGACAGGTTTAGACGAATCAACTATCCGTAATTGGATGGATGAGGAAACTTGGTTTACCGCAGACGAAGCTTTAGAGGCAGGGTTTATTAATTTAGTTGAAAAACCTATTGCTTTAGCGGCTAAGTATGATGTTCAAAAACTCAACTATAAAAACAAGAGTTTAGTAGTTGATATGTTTAATTCTAATAAAAAAATAAAAAAAATGGAAAACCAAATTGAAGAGTTAAAGAATTTTATCTCTGACCTTTTTAACAAAAAAGAAAGCGTTAAGGAAGTAAAAATCCTTGACAACGAAGAAGTTATGGCTAAGATTAGTTCATTAGAAGGGTCTATTTTAGATTCTAATAAAAATGTAACTGACCTTACTGAGGCTTTGGGAGAAAAAGAATCTAATATTGTTGCTTTATCTGATGAGGTGAAGTCTTTAGAAGAGAAATTAGCTAAGTTGAATGGAACTCCTAGTTCTATTGTACCTGAAAGCGACCCTAATCCATCAGAGGATAGTGTGGTTGTTAACGCATGGGCAACTGTAGCAGTAGATATATTTAATTCATAATAAACAAAAATAAAAAAATAAAACAATGGCAAATATAATTTCAACACCAATTTCGTGGAGTCAAGAAGATGCTGCAAAGTATTTCTTACAGCCACTATTTATATCAAATAATGATTTAACTCATTTTGATGTAATGACAAACATTTCAGGTTCATCTATTTTACTTGATAAATACGCATCTTTAAAAGATGTAACTAAAGTAGCTAATGGTTCAGGACACGACTGTTTTGTTGCAGACGCTACTGTAGCTGCTAATACTCATGTAACTTTAAGTTTAGTTCGTTTAGAGGTTGAGCACAAGCAAGCTGCACACGCATTATTCAATCATATTAAATCTCAATTCATGAGAGAAGGTATTGAAAGAAATGATTTAACTGGAACTATGCTAATGGGTATGATTTCTGAAATCTTAATGGGAGGAAT